GAGTCCTATGAGTTAGACCTAAAAGATGCTGTTTAGTTGGTCCATATGGCCTATACTAACGATTAGCTTATCTATGAGCCGCTATTATTTCGACCAGGAATCCGCTCAAATGGTGGATCTCCAGAGTACCAAACGCTCTATCACAACATCCGACATCTTCGGACCGGAAGCCGATCTTGATAGCTTAGGAGACTCAACCGCCTCATCGGCAATGAGGATGAGTGCAGTCTGGGCATGCGTTAAGGTGATTTCTGAGAGCATCAGCGCATTGCCTCTGCACGTATACAAGCGGGACGAAGGCGCAATTACCAGGGAGTCAGGCCACTACTTGGACGGGTTCCTTCGAGACGTTCCTAATGAGGAAATGACATGGGCCAGCGTTAGAACCGCGATCTCATCTCAACTAGTGCTCAGGGGCAACTCATACGTACTCAACGGTTGGGATAGGGGTAGAGTCGATAGGGTCGAGCCTCTCCTGACAGACTACGTATTTCCTGACAGAAAGCCGAGTGGCCGGATGGTCTACGAATTCTCGACTGACTATCGCAACGGGACGGCGCTTGCCATGAAGCCTGACATCAGCCACTTTATCGGCCTAACATTCGACGGCGTGATTGGATGCTCACCTATTGCCAGCTATGCTCTAGCATCCGCCAAAGCGCAGCAGAAGCACGGGGTAGCGACGTTCGAGGGAGGTGCGAGGCTTTCGGGGATCTTGTCGGTCGGCATGCGAGCCTATCGAAACGAGGACATCAGAAAACAAATGCGCGATGAGTGGGCGCAGCAAATGCAACAAGCTCGAGGTGGGACAGGAACCGCCATCCTGTTAGAAGGGACCGAATATAGCCCGATTTCGATGAGCCTAGCGGATGCTCAGTTTATCGAGGCGCAGAAGTTTAGCGTAGAGGAGATTGCCAGGATCTTTCGGGTTCCTATGCACAAGATCGGGGCACTTGATAGGGCGACGTTTAATAATATTGAACAGATGAGTAGGGAGTTCTACACAGATACCCTGCTCCCCTGGGTAAATTTCATTGAATCCGTCTTAAATACCACTTGGCTAACATCCGCAGAACGAAAGGCAGGCTACTGCATCCGCCATGATGCTAGGGAGATTCTCAAAGGAGACACGGAGCAAAGGTCGAAGGCATCTGAGAAGTTTGTGTTAGGTGGAATCATGACACCTAACGAGGCGAGACTAGGCGAGGGCCTTTCTCCGATTGAGGGGGGCGACGAGCTCATCCTCCCAATGAATCATTCAACGATTTCTGAGCGGGAAGCGACCAAAGAAGCCAATCAGGCTGAGGAACCCACGCAACCGGCTCCAGAGGCTAGCAGATCGGCTCTATTAGCGCTCGAGCCGATCCTTGGAGATGCACTAAGAGCGCTAGCAGAGCGCGAAAAGAAAGCACTTGCTAGAGCACATGGCAAAGAAGACGAGGGAGACCGAGTAGAAAAGTTCCTAGCAGACCATCTACGAGCGGCAACTTTGCGGCTCCAGCCAGTTGCACAAGCGGTCCAAGGGCTTGGGGGCAGTCTAGACGCTGGTGAGTTGGCTGAATCTCTAGTTAAAAACGCTAGCATGCGTGCCACTGGGCGCAATATTGAACAAGAAGACGCTACGGACATCCTATCAAGAGCATGAGCACAAACACCCACGATTCAAGAAGCCTAACTGGTGCATTTGACGAATTCTCCAAGGATGACCTACGCGCAATCGACGAAGGAGCTGGCAGTGTCTCTGTCAGAGGCTACGCGGCCCGATTCAACGAGCTCTCCGATGATCTTGGTGGCTACCGAGAGATTATCTCACCAGGGGCCTTTGACGACGTGCTGGCAGACCCTAACACAGACGTTAGGGCATTGATAAACCATGAAGGAGTGCCCCTAGCACGATACAAAGGCGGACGCGATGAGAACACCTTAGAGCTCTCCATAGACGACGAGGGGCTCAGATACTCATTTGACTTGAACCTATCACATCCAGAATCTAAATCACTAGCAGCGGCGATGAGTCGGGGCGATATTGACCAGAGCTCCTTTAGGTTCCAGGCTCGAGATGGCTCTAAATTTTCAGAGCAAGAAGGCGGCCTTGTTAGGGACGTATTCCGTTTGTCGTCTCTGCGGGACGTGTCAGTAGTGACCTTCCCAGCATACCCTACCACTAGCGCAGAGGTTAAGCGCTCGTTAGAAGAAGCTCAGGAAACATTGGAAACGGAAGAGCCGGCGAAGCCTGAAGAAACCAAGCGAGCAGCGGCAGCGGCAGCGGCAGAAGCCGAAGCCGACGAACTTAACGCAACTCCTAGACTTTGACTAGCGGACGCAGAGACATTGAAGCACAGATCTTGCGTCAGGGGGGCGATGTCGACTCTTACGGCCAACCCTCTAGCGAGTGGGTGTCCCTCGCCGCCATCTGGGTTGCGGAGGACGTAAGCGCGGGGAATTCTCGCGTATCTGACAGGAATCAGCCCACTTTCGCTGCTGAATTCACTGCGCTTGAGATCGACTGCCGCCATGTCAAAGCGAGTGATATGCTCCGAGTATACTACGCGGACTATCAAATCGACGCAATCGTGAGGATTCCAGGGTCGCGTGGAGAGGTAGCTTTAACATGTTCGGCTACGAAGACTGTCCAGATCGTCCCAGGGGCGGATACCGCAATGCTCTACGAGGCAGGCGACGAAATGCATTTCGAGGATGGAACCCCGATGCTCTACGAGGACGGGTCAAACCCAGCGGTTGCGGCAAATCACGAATGAAAACTACATCAATATTGACAGCAGCACTCCTGCCTACGTTAGCCCTGTCTCAGACTGCCGGTAGGAGGACTAGCCAGCTTGAGTCTAGGCCTCTCGCAGCAGGCGACAAGGTCATAGTAGCGCCCGAAGCCGGTGGAAACGTCGCAGCGCAAGTGGGCGACGACGTGGCAGCCTTGCAAGCCGAGGACGGGGTCCATGCCGAAGCGATTACAGCTTTGCAAGCAGAGGACGGGGTCCATGCTGCGGCGATTGCAGCCAACGCAGCATCTAGTTCTTCCGCCTTTAGCCGCACAAACCATACAGGTCAGGACTCCATAGGTGACATAACAGGTCTTCAAACTGCGCTGGACGCTGCTACCACGGAAGACGAAGTCACAACAATTATCGCGGAGTATGTAACCTCTAACCAAGATGCCCTAGATTCCCTGAAAGAGCTCGCAGCCATCTTGGAGACAGGATCGCTTAGCAAGACGTTAGTCAAGGCAATCGAGGACATAACGACGGTGACTGTCTCGTCGGCCCCCTTGAATACCGCAACGTATGTGTTAGGAGCCCAACAGGGGGTGGGTACGTCTCCTTTCCTAGCGTGGGGGATGACTGCAGTGCCCCCGGCAGGCACATGGAACACTGTGAGAATCTTCAACGCAGGCCGCACACCAGCCGTTTATTCCGAAACTGAAAAGTGGGTATCTGTCCAGGTATCCATGTATGACACGCTAGATCTCAAAACGATCACTTTCCTAGCCGAGGTGCCTGTAGCCACCGGGAGCATATCAGTGGACCCAAACACTGACACTTTCGACGAGTGGGTATTCAATGACCTCCGAGACTCTAACAACGATCCGATTGCGCTGACTGCTGCGGACTTCCCGTCTGGCGGGGTCGGGATTGTCTACTCAGCCCTGAATAGCGTGGGAGGACAGGCCGTGATGGGTAGGGCCTTTGGGACGGCAAACTCGTTGGCCACGTCGAACCACGTCTACACTACCGGAACCACGTTCCTGAACGACTCCGGAACTACGCAACATGCGATAGTGCTTGATTACGTTGCAAATGATTACTACGTAGACAGCACTAGGGACCCTATCGCGGAACTTGTCAGCGACATTGCGGCGGCTGATGCTAGAATAGACGTTGTTGTGCAGTCGGTCCCGGTCCCTGTAAACGTCATTGGCGAACCCGGGCCATCAACGAACGACTCTAGCACTTTTACGGGATGGGCTCAGGACATGACCCCCCCAACCTCACCCATAGGGCGGGTGACTATTTACAACATAGCGCAAGGAGTAGTAGCCCCGCAATTTCAGTGGGTCCGGATGGAGTTCCGGCTGTATGATGGGAGCATGTCAACGAATAGCTCATGGCCGGGTAACGCCGTCGGGGTGGCATCGGTGACTCTGGACCCAACAGTGCTAGCATACGGAGAAATTGCGTTTCCTCGATTTCAAGACCCAGTAACGGGGGACCCGATAACGTTGACGTCTAGCGACTTTCCAAGCGGGGTCATGGGCGCTGCTTACAGAGCCACTGCAGAGGGCGGGACTCCTGCGAATGCCGTCGGAACAGCAGGTCCCGGTGAAAACTCTTGGTTCGTTACTGGTAGCTACTGGGCGACAAGCTCAACTTGGGTAGCCACCTCTGACAGGTCGATGACGTTCGAGTTTTCAGAACCAGACCTAGCGCACCAGCCAATCCCACAAGCTAGCCCGTCCAGTTGGAATGCCTTAGACATCCCTTACCTCTACTCGCTTGAGGCGAAAGAACACAGCGTCTATTTCGGAAACCTAGTTAGTGATGACTCGCTGACATGGGACGTCTCTGCCACCGGATCAGTGGGCAATCACTTACCCGAAAGGTTTACAATAACTCCCTCAAACGCCCAGGCTGCGTCTGGGTGGACTACTACTTTCAGTGCCAGGGAATTGAGCAACTACGAGAAAGTGGTAGACACCCTCAGTATAGTCACTAGGACGGCCACTGCTGACGCAGGCAACCTAGTGACTCGGACACTTCTAGGGATTGGCGACTCTACTATGGCAAATGGCGTTATGCTGGAAGAGCTCAACTCCATGTTTGCCTCTGACGTGATGAACATCGCGACGGTCGGGACTGTCACGACAGGGTCCGTCTCCCACGAAGCAATTTCTGGAAAAACGGCGGCATTCTTCGCAACTGATTCCACTAGCGTATTCTTCGACGGGGGGCTAGCCTTGGACGTCCCGGGCTACATGACGACAAACGGTTTCTCAATGGTCGCAGGCGATTGGGTCCTGATAAACCTAGGGATCAATGACATGTTTGGGCAAACGTCGGATCTAGGTGCCAGCGCGAAAGCTGCTGAAGTCTCCGCGGACTACACCAAACTGATAGACGCATTTAAAGTGTATGAGCCCGGGCTTCGCTTTAGTATAGGACTAGTGATTCCTCCGGCAGGCGACCAAAGCGCTTTCTCGGCTAACTACGGATCTAATCAAACAAGACAGCGATACCGGGAAAACACTTTCGCGCTGAACAGGGAGCTAATATCTACTTTCGGCGAGAGGGAGACGGAAGGAATCTACATCAACCCCATGACTGCAGGACTTGACCCTCTGTGGGGGTTCGATTCGGTCCTACAGAACGCATCTAGCAGGACTGCACAGCAGGTCCGAAGGTGGACAAATGGGGTTCACCCGAACGCTGACGGATATGGACAGATCGCTGACCAGTTGCACGCTTTCCTAAAATTCCATCAATAAACAGTTTAACCGAGCCGAAGCTCAACAACGCAGGAACTAACGTAACATCTAAAACAATTACAAATGGATAAAAACGACATGATCCGCTCTCGCAATGAGGCGGCGAACAGAGTGGCAGAAGTATCGAAGGTGAAGGCCGACGTGCTCCAACTCGCAGTGACCGAGAAACGCAGTAACACTGCTGACGAAGAAACGAAGCTCGAGAAGATTCAGACAGATTTGGATTATCTCCGCTCAGTCCTCAGAGCCGAAGATGCGAAGATTGCAGCATTCGAAGCAACCGAAGACGCGACCAAAGGCGCACCTAGCCTGACAGAAGACGTTCGCAGTGCAGACGTTCCTGAGATTCGGGACGACTCAACAGAGCAGCAAAGGGCAAGTGCTTACTTTGCAAGTGATGACTATGCGAAAGTGTTTAGCGACTACCTGCGCTCCAAGTCTTCTTCGGAAGCAGAGGAAGTAAAGCGCAGCATTCCCGATGAATTCCGTGCATGGGGGTACTCAGACGCTAACACAGGTGCCCCAGTGGTCCACCGCGACTTCATGAACAAAGTCGTTGAGTTGCTCTACTCGACCAACGGGCTCATCAGTGAGATCGGTCGACAGACGCTAGGCGGACAACGCAAGTACGTTGTTGAAGCTACCATTGGTACCGCTGGTTACCGAGATCCAGGTGATGCCTACGCAGAAAGCGATGGCACCATTGCTAACGCTAACATCGACATCTTCAACCTTGGCAAACTGGTCAAAGTCCACGAAGAGCTTCTTGATGATAGTGAGATCAATCTCCCGAACTACCTAGCTACTAAGCTTGGTCAAGCGTTTGCTAACGCTGCTGAGATTGCTGCGGTGTTAGGGACAGACGCTAAAGGGCCTACAAGCCTCTTGGCAGGTATCACAAACACGGTTAACACCGCTGTAACATTAGCAGTGTCCTTCGAAGACTTGGCCGATCTACGTGCGCTTGTTCCTGCAAGTGGGCGCGCAGGTGGCAAGTTCTTGATGAACCCATCAACGGAAACCTTGGTCATGAAGCTCAAGGATGCCGATGGTCGATTCCTCTGGTCTCCCTCTGTTAGAGAAGGTGCTCCTGGGACGATTTGGGGCCATGAGATTATCCTCTCAGATCAAGTGGAGGACAATCTGACAGTTGCTAATGAGGTTGCAGCCTTCGGCGACTGGAACAAGTACTGCACCAACTACGTCCGGCGTGATCTGTCGGTGCGTCAGTTGCGTGAGCTCTACGCTGCTAACGGCTTCGTTGGCTATCGTGGACAGATGCGCCATGACCTTGTCAACGAGCTCCCAAGCGCGTTTGGCAAGTTGATCATCGCAGCTTAACAAGATCACAAGGGGCCGCTGGCATAGTGTCAGCGGCCCCACATTCCCCCAGAGACCATGGAAGACGAACTAGAAAGAGACGACGCTTTGTTAGAGGAAACCCTTGACGAGGAACCTCCGAAGAAGAAGACGCGGGCGAAGCGCAAAGCCAAGAAGGCAAGCACGTTGCCTTATGTCTCATCCCCTGGGAGATGTTTTGACCTTGTCGATGGGGTAAAAATGGTAGACGGCGGGACGGTTAAGGTAGAGATGAAATGGTCTCTAGGCTTTGCTGGGGTTGCCTTAAATAGTGGGGACTTGGCGGTTCTACCTGCTAACGTTGCGGCACTTTACATCAGAAAGAACTTGGCCAAAGAAATTAGATAACCATGGCCTTTGTAACTCTAGCACTTCTCAAGAAACACCTCCGCGTATCGAGCAACGCTGAGGATGAGTTGATTGAAAACTATTATTATCCTGCGGCGTTGAGTTGGATTGCTGACTATACCGGGAGAGAAATTGAGCAGGTCCAGAGGGTCTATGTCACTACGTTAGCCGATGGGGGCGAAACAACCCTACCAGCATACCCAGTTCAGACAATAAACACAGTTGAGCAAGACGCGGTGGGGGTGACTTTTACGGAGGTTTCCAAGGACATCAACGGGGTTGCCGTGGTCAGTGTTGAGGGCCATGAACCTAGCAAAGATGTCACTATCACTTTTACGGCAGGCTACGCTGACGTGGAGCTGCCCGCACAACTAAAACAAGCCATTCTGTTTCTCGTTGCCCACTTCTTCCACAACAGGTCAGAAGTCGATTCTAACAAGATGGCGGACGTACCTGAAGGCGCTAAGAGGCTATGTGATCCGTTTAGAGTGAGGACATTCGCCGCCGCATGATCTTTGGGCACTCAGTTAAAGGCGTTGCCGAGATCAACCGAAGGATCGAGGGGATGAAGCCTCGTATTAAGAAGGCAACCCTTGAGGCACTTGATGCCAGCGGGGACCAGCTACTTAGGGATGCTAAAAGTAGAGCAACCTCAGCGCACGTTAAGCGCTCGTTGATTATAGACAAACCTTCCCCTAACATTAGGACGCTTACCACAAGACCAGGCGAGTTTGTTAGTAAGAGGTTCGTTAGGGCTAAAGGATTAACGAAATCAGGAAGAAGGACGCGCAGAACCTACCAACCAGATGAGGCTGTTCGTTTTTACAGATTCCTCGAGCTAGGGACAAAGTATCACGCGGCAAAACCTTTCCTTGTTCCTGCGGCGATCAAGTTCCGTGCTAATGGGCTAGACACCTTCAACGATCACTTTAAGATATGAACCCAGGACCTCTGAAGAAATGGTTAGTGGCTCTCGTTAAGTCGGGAACACCTGTCGACGTATCGCGCAGGGTCTACCCTGACCAAGCACCAGACGGCACTGTGAACCCTTGCGTCGTTTATCAGTTCCTAGGTGCAGAATTCGAGATCAACATAGGCTCTGGGCTAGATGACTCGATCTTCTCCACTCAAATTAGGATCTATGCAAACAGCCGTTCGGAAGCCGACGAACTGCGTTCTGGACTGGCGGGAACCCTTCTCGGTTCCTGTGGTACTGAGATTGCCACTGACACGTTTATATCTCACACGGACATTTCCGGTTTTTTTGATGACTTCGACTCCGATGATGGTTCTTACGGTGCCGGGTTCGTCTGGGAATCCGCGTTTGAGCTCAGGGGAGTAGCAGCGCTACCGTCCATTGAGGACCGTGCAGGAGACGCGATCACTGACAGATTCGACGAGCAACTATTCCAGAGAACTGCCTAACCTAATTACATCATGCCAAAGATCTACAACCTAACAGATACCTGGAACGACGGCACAACTGTCTTCGATGCCATAAAAATTAACGTTGCTGACACGGCTAGTGCCGCAGGAAGCAAGCTATTGGACCTGCAAATAGGAGGTGTCAGTCAATTCGAGGTGGACAAGAGCGGCAATATAACTAATGCGGGAACGATTGCAGGTCTGGAGAACGTCGACAATACGTCGGACTTGGATAAACCGGTATCGACTCTACAAGCCACTGCTATCGGAGTTGTCCAGACTGACGTAGACAACCACGAAGCGCTCACTAACAACCCTCACACGGTAACCAAGGCCCAGGTCGGGCTAGGTAACGTCGACAATACCTCGGACCTAGACAAGCCGATCTCGACCCTAACTCAGGCAGCAATTGACGCAGCGGGTGGTGGTGCATTTGGCAAGGACGCAAACACACTAATTACGCCATCAACGCCAATCGTGCTGGATCAGGCAACGGGCGACGAGGCGGCACTGACACTCGACTACACTACTAACAAAGCGGCGGGCAATGATACGGGGTTACTGATTAACCAGACTGACACTCTCAGTCCTGGCACTAGCAAGCTGCTAGATTTGCAGGCCGGTGGAGTGAGCAAGTTTAGGGTAGATTCGGGGGGCGAGGTCTTCGGTTCGGGAGTTTATTCCAGTCTGAGGCTAACGGACAGTGGTGGAGCAGAGCTTGAGTATAGCAACTGGAGGATCGGCATTGGAGGATCTACAGCCTATTTCTTCCAAACTACTACCGCTAAAGTAGGCATGGGGGTAGATGGGCTCCGCCTGGCTGACTCA